AACCTGACGCGCCTCGCCGCGCACATCTCCGGATCTGGCTTCGTGGACATGGCGTTTCAGGCTGAGCCGACGCCGGTGGTGTGGATGGTTCGTGCGGATGGCGTGCTGGTGAGCATGACCTATGACCGCGACGACAACGTGTGCGGGTTCGCACGCCATACGACTGACGGACTGTTCAAGTCGGTGTGCGTCATTCCGGGTGACGACGGCGATATCGTTTTCGCGGTCGTGCAGCGCGTGATCAATGGCGCGACCGTGCAATTCGTCGAACGCCTCGATCCGGACGTCATGACGGATTGCGCCATTCTCGGCACCAACGCCACGCCGGTGACCATCTGGACCGGACTGGACTCGCTTGAGGGCAAGTCCTGCGATGTGAAGGCGGATGGCGTTTTCATGGGTCAGATGACCGTGACCGGCGGCCAGATCACGCTGCCGCGCGCCGCGACGTCGATCGAGGTCGGCCTGCACTATGACTCGCAGATCACGACGCTTACGCCGAATGTATCGGGTGGCGGCGTCATTACATCGCAGGGCAACCAGCAGCGCAGCGGCAAGCTCATCCTCCGCATGCTCGAGTCGATCAATGCTGTGGTCAACGACCAGCGCATCGCGTTTCGCGCGTTCGGCACCGGAATTCTCGACGAGGCGCCGCAGCCATTCACCGGCGACAAGGACATCTCCGATTTCGGGTGGGACGCAACGTCTGAAATCACGATCGTGCAGGACCAGCCGTACAAGTGGTACGTGCTCGCGCTCATTCGCCAATACACCGTCAACAACGGCTAGACCATGATCAGAACCGCAACGCCCGACGACATGCCTGCACTTCTTGACCTCGCCCGCGAACTGGTTGCCGAAGGGCGGTTTGCGTCGTTCGGTTTCATCGAGGATAAGGTGCACGCGCGTTTTGAGGCGCTGCTGGCTGGCGCTGGCGTGATCTTCATTGCGGAGCGCGACGGCGAGATCATCGGCGGCATGGCGGCCGGCATCGGAGAGGACTGGTTTTCAGACGTTCCGCTGACATTCGACTACGGGATCTACACCCGGCACAGTGCGCGTGGCGGCATCGCCGGTGGCCGTCTGGTTGAGGCTTACCTGACGTGGGCGGCCGCGTTGGCGCCTGTCGTGAACATCAATGTGGGCGTGACATCCGGCATCAATCAGGAGCGCACGATCGCGCTTTATCTCGCCATCGCCAGGCGGCTCGGCATTCATCTGCGCGTGATCGGTGCGGCTCTTTCAAATATGGGGTGACACATGGCATGGCTCGCACTCGTTGCGCAGGCTGGCGGGGCAGTGGTGGGTGCGCAGGGCGCCAAGCAGCAGGCGGCCGCGCAATCGCAGCAACTGACCATGCAGGCGAATCAGGATGACCAGACTGCTGCCATGACGCAGTCGGCCGGCTATCAGGCCGCGCGCCGCATCCGCACGCAAGGCGCAACGAACGTCGGTGCGGCGAATGCATCGCTTGCGGCGTCGGGCGTCGACGTGAGTCAGGGCACGGCGAACGACATCCGGCAGAAGATCACGCAGAACGCGGAAACGGATGCCCTGAACACCATTCTCAATGCCGACTCGCGCGCGACGAACGAGCGCACTCAGGCGTTCTATGAGCGTCAGGGCGCAGCTGACGCCACGAAGGCCGGGCAGATGGGGGTGGTCAAGTCGGCACTGGGCGCGCTCGGTGGCGCGAGCAAGGCAAGCGGCTGGAAAACCTCGGTCAATTCGTCGGGCGGCGACAGTTCTTTTAACAATCCATCGAACTACGGTTAAGACATGGCGCGCATTCCACTCGGCAATCAGGGCGATTCTGTCAGCCAGCCAGCGCAGCAGGTGCAAACCAGTGCCGCGGACTTCGGCGGCCTGTCGGCGCAGGCCCGGCAAGGCGTCGGCGTGGCCGCTGAGCAGCTCGGCGACTCGCTCGCTGCGCAGCAGGCCAAGGTCAACGACGATCTGCAGCGCACCGCTGCGGCGACGGCGTATCAGCAGCATGCGACGAACATGCAACTGGCGATGCACGATGCCGGCACGAAGCTACAGAGCGGTGATCTCGACCAGACCGGCTATCAGTCTGCAATCCAGGATGCCCAGAAGCAGTCGTACGACTCGACCATCGGGGCGTTGCCCGACAATCACTACAAGAACGTCGCGAACATCCAGTCGCAGGGGATCAATCGCACAGTACAGCTCGGCACACAGGAGGCGCTGACGAAGAATTCGCAGCAGCTGATCGCGACCAATGCACAGTCGTTGCTGGATACGGCCGGCAAGAGCATCGCAGTCGCGCCGGCGACGATCGATTCGACGGTTTCGAGCACGCGCTCGGCATATCTGAGCGCAGCCGCCGCCGCGGGAATCCCGAAACCGACCGCCGACAAGGTCGCGCAGGATTGGGCCGACAGCCAGTATGCGAGCCACGCCGAGAGTGCCGTTATCGCTGCCCGCTCGAACGGGGACCTTGCAGCGCTCCAGAGGCTGCAGACTGATCTGACGTCGCCGGATGGCTTCTATTCTGGCAAGCTCGACGCGAACGCGCGTAACCGCGTGCTGTCGACGGCTGTATCCCAGAGCCTCGCGCTGCAGAATCAGACTGATGCGGCCGCGCAGGCGCGCGAGACCCAGGCGGCCAGCGCCTTCAATCAGGGTCTCGACCTGATGAATCAGGGTAAGCAGTTCAGCCCTACATACATCAAGCAGATCACCGATGCGACCGCCGGCACGTCGCTGGCCGCCCAGACGCAGGAACTGATCGCGGGTAGCGCCAGGAATGCGGGCTTCTCGACGTTGCCGGTTCCGCAGATGCGTGCGGCAATCCAGAGCGATCAGGCGGCGGCGAATACTCCGGGCGTTGGTACGGATCCGGCGATCGCGGCCGCCGTGAAGCAGCGGCAGCAGATCTACACCGCGAGCGTGGAGGCATACCAGAAAGACCCATGGAATGCCGCGCTCGACCGTGGCGTGATCCAGGCCGTGCCGCAGATAGATACCTCGAACATCCCGGCGCTGACCGCGTCGCTCGCCGCGCGCGGCAAGGCGGCTGGAATCGTCGATCAGGCCGCCGGACGTCAGGTTTCGCTGCTGACGCCAGATGAAGCGCAGAACGTACTGAAGACCGTGACCGCGCTCCCAGTTGATGCTCAGGCTCAGGTGCTGAACAGCATCGGCGGCGCGTTCGGCCAGGGCGCGCGCATCAACGATCTGGCGCAGCAGTGGAAGGAAAAGAATCCGGCTGTCGCTCTCGCACTGAAGGCGGGCGCCGCCGGCGGCAACGGCTCGCCGCTCACGACGGTCACCGGCCAGCCAGTCGGCGCATTCATCCTGTCTGGGCAGCAGGCAATCGCCGACAAGACAGTCAAGGTCGACGAGATGGCCGGCACCGGCATGCACGCGACGATTGCGACCGCGATCGACGGCGCGATGCCGCCCGATCAGGCGACCGACGCCAAGGAAAGTGCGTATTACATTGCGATCGGCAGCGCCGCGCGCAACGGCCGCACGACGCCGAACAGCACCGATATCCAGAACGGCATCGATGCTGCGACCGGTGGCATATCCACCACTGGCGGCGCGCGTTACAACGGCAATCCGAACCGCGTCGCGATGCCGTATGGCTGGAAAGAGGGTGATTTTCAGGCCAGCGTCAAGAGCGCTGACGTCGGCAACATCGAGAACACCGTCAACGGCAAGCCGGTCGATACGGTGTACGCCAATGGCAAACCGATTCCGGTCAGCGACTTCATGGCTAAATTCCCGAGCTACCAACTGGTGCGCGTCGGCGTGCGCGGCACGTATGCGGTTGCGACCGGCTCGAAGTTCGTTCAGGACTCGACGGGCGCTCCCGTAACAGTTCACCTTTCGCTGGGCCAGAAAGCGAAATCTGCGACGTCGGCAGCCACCGAGCAGACGCCTGACATGATCAACAACCCATTCTGAGGCCGGCATGCCAATCGACGACCTCTATGCGGAATCGACAAATCAATACCTGGCAGGTTCGAACCAGGTGAATGTGCCTGCGCCGCAGGCGCCGCCATCGACGTCGATCAGCTCGATTGCGCACGCGGTGGGCCGCGGCTTCGGCCAGGGCGCACTTCAGTTTGGCGGCGCGCTGTCCGACATGGCGAGCGGCGCCTCGCAGATCTTCGTCGACCCTGACACGCTCGCGCTCAATCCGAATGCTCAGGCCGATGCCGACAAACAGATCAACGACGCGATAGCGAAGCAGCGCGCGGGTCACCTGTTCGAATCGCGCGTCGGTACGGCCGCCTATGACCTGGCTGACACGCTGAAGCCCGATCCGACCAAAGCAACCGCAACGGATCAGATTGTGCAGGGCGCCGTGAGCGGCCTCACGCAGCTTGTACCGTCCACGCTGCTGTTCGGGCCGGTGGGCGGCGCGGTAGCCGGCGGCGCGTCGATCGGCATGGCGCGCGCCGAAGATCTCAAGCGGCAAGGCGTTGATGTCGGCACGCGCACCGCCGTCGGCGCTGTCGAGGGATCGCTGAGCGGCGTCGGCGCCGTGCTCCCTGTGGCAGGTTCGACCATCGCCAGAACGGCCGGCCTGGTGGCCGTTGGTGGTCCGGGCATGAACATCGCGCAGGGCGTTGCCGAGAAGGCCATTCTGCGCAACTCGAACTATGACCACCTTGCCGACCAGATCGACCCGCTAGACCCGACGAGCCTTGCCGCTTCGACGCTGGTTGCTGGCATGTTCGCCGGCGCGCACGCGGTCGGGGTGTCGCGTGCCGCGAAGGCTGGTGCTGCGGCAGACGCAAGTGCGGCCGCGCCGAAGACCGCACCCGTCGACGTGCCGCTCACAGACTTGCCGATCGATACCCGCAAGGCTTTGCGTTACAACGCTCCGCAACTCGACGCATACGCTGCGCAGGCAGCGCAGGCCGCCGGTGTGCCGCCCGAAATGCTGCTGTTCATCAAGAACCGGGGTGAGCAGTCGAATAGCAATCAGGTGAGCCCGAAGGGTGCGAAGGGCGTGATGCAATTCACGGACCCGACGTTCGCGCAATTCGGCAAGGGCGACCCGACCGACCCCATCAACTCAATCGATGCCGCAGCGGCCTATGCGAAAGATCTGCTGCAGCGTTACGACGGTGACGTGCGCGCCGCGCTCACGGAATACAACGGCGGCGTGAAGCAGGCGCAGGCCGTGCACGCCGGCGGCGCGCCGACGGACCCGGAGACGATCAAGTACCTGCGCAAGTACGACCAGTTTGCGGCTACGCAGCAGATCAACCACGTGAAGTTCGATGCGTCGCCTGATCAGGTCGACGCCGCGTTGGTGTCGCACGGCCAGAATATAGTTGACGACGCAAACATTTTGCCTGAGACAGATGTCGCGGGCATGGCTGCACACCAGGATGCATTCGAACTGGCGGCGCGGCAGATGGGCGATGGCGCGTTTCCGCAGGTCGCTGATGCAATTCCGGGTGACGTAACCGGTCGGGCGGAGTATCAGCAATTCGGAAGGGATGTTGGCGATTCGATCGTCGCCGAGCCGCCTGTGCGTGCTGAGCGCGAATTGTCAACGCAGACCAGCGCCGCCGATGTGGCGCAGGTCACCGCGCCGCGCCCCGCTGATTCGATCCCGGCGCCGCGACCCGCTACCGCAGACAGCGCCGCGACACAAATCAATGGCGAGCAGCAGGCCGCTGCGCCGAAACTGAGCGCGGTCGAGACTAACGTGCGCGATGTAGCGATGCTGGCGCCCGACACGCCTGTGCATCTGGACACCTCGAATCCAGATATGCCCGAGCACAACGGCACGATCGCATCCGCGCTTGAATTGATCGATAACGAGCATGCTGCTACGGTGGACGACGCGAAGCTGTTCAGCGTGGCCGCAAACTGCTTTATAGCGACGGGGTTCTGAAATGCATGACAAGTGCGCAAACGCAGTGCAGCAGGTACGCGAGGCCGCTGGCCGCAAGCCGCTTACCAAGGCCGAACTCGACCACATCGAGGACCGCGTGCGCGCCGGGATGCGCTCCGTTGCCAACAAGGACATCGACGCGTGGCGCGGCATGTCCGTCAACGAGCGCGTCGCTGCCGGCGCTGAGTGGGCATCGAAGCAACTGATTCAAGAGGCGGAACTAGCGAAACAGCGGAAATTGCTGCAGATATCGAAGCAACTGGAAACGCAGAACCGGATTGAGGACGCGCTCTACGCCGATCCAGAGAAAGCTCACGATAAGAATGCGCGGCAGAAGGCCGTCAAGCACGACATCGAGCAGGCATATGTCATGTCCGGTGCGATCAAGGCCGATTACATGCGACAGACGATGGGTGCGATCGACGCGATGAAGGAGGGTCAGAATTTCCTCGCGCGGGCTTTCGACGTCGATAACCCGGCGATGGAGCGCGACATCATCCGCGAGGTCTACAAGAAAGCCGACGGCTCGACCGGAAACGAGGTGGCGAAGGCCGCGGCCGAGCAGATCAGCAGGACGAACGAGGCGATGCGCAAGCGCTTCAATGCGTCAGGGGGCAATGTCGGCGATGTTGGATACGGCTACGTGCCGATCCGCCACAGCCAGTCGAAGGTGCTCGGCAATGGATCTGATGTGCAGCGTCGCGCGTGGGCCGACTTCGTTATGCCGTTGCTCGACCGTTCGAAATACCTGGATGACAGCGGCGATGTGATGAGCGATGCCGCAGTGCGCCAGATGCTGACCGGAGAGGCGCGTGGGCCGTGGCAGGAGGCCAACATTGCCGCGAAGGGTAAAGACGTCAAGAAGCGCGCGCCGGGCATCTGGGATGAAATCGCCGGCACATCGCCGCGCGAGATCACGACGATCCGCGGAGCCGTCGGCGCTCGCGCGAACGCCAACTCAGAGCACCGCTTCCTGCACTTCATCGACGCCGACGCACACATGGATTACAACCGCGTCTATGGCGAGGGCTCGCTGCTGAACGCACTAAATGACCACGTCACCGGCATGGCGAAGAATATCGCGCTGGTCGAGCGCTATGGTCCGAACCCGACGCGCAACATCATGGCGCAGATCGATCGCACGGCCGAGCACGACGGCACGCCGGTTCGCATCCTAGAAAAAGGCCCGACGTCGATCGGCGCGTATTGGGATTACGTCAACGGAAACACGAACACGCCGATCGATCCGACGCTCGCGCGTAATTTCCAGACCGTCCGGACGACTGTGGGCGCGATCAAGCTGCAGGGAACGGTGCTCGCGGCGCTGGGCGACGTCGGCACCATGTTCGTGACCGCGAATTACAACAAGGTGCCATTCTTTCGCACGCTGGGCACGGCGGCGCGCCTGATGGCGCCGGGCTCCAAGGATCTGCGCTCGTGGCTGTCTTCGCAAGGCCTGATCGCCGAAAACCTCGAGCACGGCATGACGCGATGGGGTCAGGATAATCTCGCCACGGACTGGGCTAAAAACCTGTCGGCCGCAACGATGAAATTCGGCGGCGTGACGGGCTGGACGGACGCCATGCGCACCGGATTTCAGGCCAACATGATGCGCGGCCTCGCCGAGATATCGAAGACGCCGTGGGCTGACCTGACCGAATGGGATCGCCGCGCGCTGACGCGAGGCGGCATCACGAATTCGGATTGGGACGTGGTCAACAAGGCCGAGCCGAGCCAGTACGGCAGCAATCACTACCTGACGCCGGACTCGATCTACGAGACAGGCCACGCCGATGCGTCGAACGTCGCCCCGAAGCTGCTCGGCATGATCCGCGAGGAAGGCGAGTTCGCCGTGCTGAATCCGGATCTGACAACGAAGGTGATCACATCGGGCAACTCGGGCACGTGGAAGGGCGAACTGCAGAAGACTTTCATGCAGTTCAAGAGCTTCCCGATCGCGATGATCACGCGCCACTGGGGGCGCCTGTCGGAAATGCGCCGGTCAGGAGATTTCAAGGTCGACGGCGCGCCGGCGCTCGCGAATCCTCTGGCATACGGCACAGCGCTGATCGTCAGCACGACGCTGATCGGCGCCATCACCAGCCAGATAAAGGACGTCCTTGCCGGCAAGGATCCGGAATCGGTGTGGGGAGATCCGAAACACGCCTTTGCTTTCTGGTCAGGCGCATTCGCGACGGGCGGCGGCGCTGGCTTCGCTGGCGATATGCTCAAGGCAATGTTCACCAGCTCTGACTATGGCTCGCTGCTGTCCAGTGTCGTCGGCGGCCCAGTTCTTTCTACCATCTTTCAGCCGGTGCATGCTGTGGCTGATAATGTGGCCGCAGCTCGCGATGGGAAAGACACGCACATTGCGGGCGATATGGTGAAGATCGCAAAATCAAATCTTCCTCTGCTGAACCTGTGGTATTGGAAGACCGTGATGAATCGGCTTATCTGGGACAATCTCGCAGAGAACGTTTCGCCTGGCGTAACCCAGCGCAACATCAACAGGTCGAACAAGCAGGATGGGAACGAGTACTGGTGGACGCCTGGCACGACGTCGCCGCAGCGCCCGCCAAATCTCGCAACCGTAGCAGGGGCACAATAATGCGACAGGACCAGATCGAACGCCTTCAGCAGCTCGAGGAGCGACTGATTGACGTCTACCTCGACGAGGCGGACCCGGACAACTGGCCGGGCGTCGGCACGATGGGCGAGCAACTGACAAAGCAGCAGCGCGGTGATCGCTTCTGGGAGAAGAAAAACGCGATCGCGACGGTGGCGCTCGCGCAGGAAACGCGCAAACTGATCGCCAACGACAAGGCAGCACTTGGCCGCGACCCGTACAGTGATGGTGAAATGGATCGCAAGATTCACGATGCAGAGAAGCGCGCGGCCGAGCTGGTCAAAAAGGTTCAGGACGGCACCGCGCGAGCGGGATTCCTGAAGCGTGCCGCCGGTGACACCTAAGATATCGTTTCTTGCATTCTTCCTGATATGGGCCGACCGCATGCGCTGGACGGTCCCGGACGTGCACGTAATTGCATGTCACTGGCTCGAGCGCCGCGGCGATCTATCGGTGTTCCGATGCTTCCGCGGCTTCGGCAAGTCCACACTGCTCGCAATCCACAACGCCTGGCTCTATTACGAAGACCCGACGTTTCGCATCCTGCACCAGTCCGAGGCCGACGGAACGGCCTACAAGACGAGCCGCGACACCCAGAACGTCATCCGCAATCACCCGCTCACGAAGGGGCTCCTGCCGCCCGGCAAGGGCACGGTCGAGCAATGGTGGATCATCGGCTCGACGGATCACCGCAACGCCAACATGTATGCCAAGGGCATCCTGTCGAATGTGACGAGCGCGCGCGCCGACGAGTGCCAGAACGATGACGTCGAAGTCCCGAAGAACATCCAGACGCCGGAGGCCCGCGAGAAGCTGCGCTACCGGCTCGGCGAGCAGACGCACATCCTGGTGCCGGGCGGCCGCAAGCTGTACATCGGCACGCCGCACACGCACGACTCGCTCTACGACGAAATCGAAAAGCTTGGTGCGGACTGCCTCACGATCAAGATGTTCGAACAGGAACACCGCATCGAGAAGGCGGACAGGGACAAATACGAGATCCCGTTCAAGCCTGAGTACGTTTTCGCCGGCATTGGCAAATCGACAAAGGTGCTCAGGGAGGGCGTCGACTATTTCGTCGAGGATGGCAACCGCGTCTGGTTCGCGCATCCGCCCGGCTGCCTGGTCGACTTCTATGCGGGCAGCGCGTGGCCGGAGCGGTTCGACCATGCCGAGATGGAGAAGCGGCGGCGCGAGACGCGCACCATCAACGAATGGGACAGCCAGTATCAGCTTCATTCGAAGCCGATCGGAGAGGTGCGGCTCGACCCGGAAAAGATGCGGCCGTACGACGTGCAGCCGGTCGTCGCGCGCGCGAACCGGGAAATGCGCATGATGCTCGGGGCGGCGCGCATCGTAAGCGCCCGCGCGTATTGGGACTGTGCAACAGGCAAGGCTGGTGGCGACGATTCCGCGTTGTCGCTGATCCTCGATGATGCCGCGGGAAATTATTACTGGCACGTCGCTCAGGCCATGATCGGCGAGTTCGCGGTGTTTTCCGACGACAACGCGAAAATCAACGGCGGCCAGGTGATGCAGATATGCGACCTGATCGAGCGCTACTCGATCCCGCAGATCTACGTGGAGACGAATGGCGTTGGGTCGTTCGCGCCGCAGTTGCTGCGCAAGGCGATCAGTCAGCGCCGGCTGCAGTGTGGCGTGATTGAGCGCACAGCGACCGTCAACAAGAACGAGAAGATCCTGGGTGGACTGGAAGGCCCGTTGCGCTCGGGGATCCTGTGGGCGCACGTCGATGTGCTCGACGGCCCTGTGTGGGACCAGATGAAGCAGTTCAACCCGCTCATCAAGACGCAACCTGACGATTTTATCGATTCGGGTGCATCGGCAATTCTGGAAACCCCAGTCCGCATAGGCAAGTTGGTCGGGAATTCGACAGGCGATACATCGCAAGATTGGCGTCCATCGACGGGCGTGCATGAGGTGACGCTCGAAATGTAGCGCCGCCCGGCGGCGCGCCACATAAAGAGGCCGCCGCGTGACAGTCCCAATTCAAACCCCGATCATCGCGTACGTCGGCAATGGCATCACCACCGTATTTGCGTTTCCCTTTGCGATTCTCCAGAGCGATGACCTGAAGGTTCTACTGGACAGCGCACCCCAGTCTGTCGGTATTCAGTATTCGATCAACGGAATCGGCAACCCCAACGGCGGCTCGGTCGTTTTCAATTCGCCACCGGCGGTGGGCGCGAAGCTGATCCAGTACCGCGATGTCGCAATCGAGCGCGACACCGACTATCAGGACAACGGCGATCTTCTTGCCACCACGGTGAACGCCGACTTCGACCGGCTGTGGATGGCGCTGCAGGACAAGGCCGCCGCCGGTGGCCGCGCGATCCAGTACCCCATCACTGAATTCGCCACGGACGGCACCTTGCCGGAAGCGGCGGCGCGCGAGTCGACGATTCTAGGCTTCGACGCGAACGGGGTGCAGACGCTGATCCCGATACCCGCGAGCGTCGGCGCTGGCGATCTCAGGAATGAGGCATGGACGGCGGGCACTGATTACACCGCCGGCACGTCAAACTCCGTCACGCTGTCGCGTGCATACACGAGCAAGGCGAATCTCGGCACGGTTGTGATGGCCGGTGTGCCGCAGGACCCGGCGACATACGATCTTGCGCCCGGCGGTATGTCGCTGCTATTCAATGCCATCATCCCTGCCTACGTCAACCGGATCTGGTGCTATGGCGGAACGACGGCATCGCTCAACACTCCGGCTACGGCCAGTGTCACCGACGCTTCCATTGCACCGGGTACAGCCCTTTACGACCGTGTTTTCAACGTTGTAAGCGTCGAAGACCCGCAGTTCGGTGCGTCGCCGGCGGCGGCAGATAACTGGGCCGCAATCCAGGCCGCAGTTACCTACTGCCTCGCCCACGGCAAGGCTTTGCGCGTGCCGGGCAAGTACTCGTGCAGCAAGCAGATAACCGGCACGGGTAGCTTGATGGTCTACGGCTACGGCATGGATCTGTCAGAGATCAGCTGGCCGGCTACTGCAACGTCCGTTGGTTTGTCGGTAACCCTTTCGCTGAAAGCTTCGTCACTCAGCAGCACCGCTGGCGTGGAGGATGTCAGTTTTGTCACGGCGGGAGCCGCGGTGGCTGGCTCAACTGCTCTCGCGTTCAAAGGCGCTCTCAATACCTCGGCCGATCGCGTTACGCCACGCGTAACCGTGAATCGCGTAGCGGTGCGCGGCGCTACGAATCAGGTGAATGACGGGTTCGACGTCGGGCTTTCTTTCGACAACTGCACCGGCGTAGTAGTGGATCAATTCAATTGCTGGGGGAAAGTCGGGGCCGGTGGGCAGCCGAACTACGACAGTACCTACGGCATCATCTATACGAACAACTCCGGCGGCACACCTCACCCCACCGAGTTCTCATTCCAGCATTGCCGCGTTTATGGCGTGAAGAACGCAATTTATACGCGAGACTTCGAGGGCGGATTTGTCAGCAAGTGCCAACTCGTCGGCGTCAATACAGGGATTACGTTCTCCACGCCTGGGCCAGGCTACCCGCACGCCATTGCGTGCAACAACCACATCAATGCAAGTGATCTTTGCATCGCAGTGCCGGGCATGTACGAAGTGCAGATTCACGACAACCTGCTCTACAAGCTGGAAGGGCCAAGCATTGGCACAGGAGTATCGCTGAGCGGCGGCGCGCAGTTCTGCAACGTGCACGACAACACTTTCGAATGCTACTCACAAAGCCAGGCGATGAACGCGATCGTCGTGTCGGACGCATCGAATAACCTGATTCATTCGAATATCTTCAGGCGTACAAACAGCATCGACGGCACTGCTCATGGCGTTGGTGTGTGGCTGACTGCCGCTTCGTCAGGCAACAAGCTGGTCGATAGCGGACAGATATACGCACTGACGAACACGCCTTATCTGAACCAGGGCAGTAATACAGTCATATAAGGACCGGGGGAAGCATGCAGGATTGGGAAAAATCTCTCTGGGGGTTGGCGATCATGGGCGCTCTTATAGGCGTGGCGAAGCTACTGGTCAGCAGCGAAGAACTCACGTTCCGCGTGATCGTGGGCCGTGCGATTCTAGGCTCAGCGACATCGATGCTCGCAGGCGCGGTCCTGCTTCAGATCCCGAACATTCCACCGCTTGCGTTGTTGGCGATCGGCAGCGGCTGCGGCATCGTCGGTCAGCAATACCTCGAGCGGCTGCTGCGCAAACGCGCTGCGGCGTTGCTTGACAGGGATTGATCATGAGCAGCTTTGACGTCGCTTTCGCTCTACTCATCGGCAATGAGGGTGGCTATTCGAACAACCCGGCCGATCCGGGCGGCGAAACGATGTGGGGCGTTACAGCGCGAGTTGCGCGCGTATGGGGGTACGCCGGCGCGATGAAGGATTTGCCGCTCGACACAGCAAAGCAGATCGCGAAGAAGAACTACTGGGACCCGTACCAGTGCGACCAGTTCGACGTGCGCATTGGGTTTCAGGTGCTCGACGCGGCATATAACGGCGGCCACCCTGCGCAGTGGCTTCAGCAAGCCGCCGGCGCGACTGCCGACGGCGTGATTGGCGCCATTACGATCGCCGCAGTGCGCAACTCGGATCCGCTGAAAATCGTCATGCGGTTCGCGGCATATCGGCTGACTTACCTCACGACGCTGTCGACGTGGCCATCGTTCGGGCGCGGCTGGTCGAAGCGCATCGCGAACAACCTTGTGCGAGGTGCGTCATGAGCGGATGGAGTGATGCAATCAATGTGGTGGCGAAGCTGGCCCCGACGATCGCCAGCGTGATCGGTGGCCCGCTTGCCGGCGGCGCGGTCACGGCGCTCGAGTCAGTGTTTGGTATCAACTCTCCGCCTGACGCCTCGATCGATGACCGGCAGGCCGCCGTAGCCGCGGCAATCAGCGGCGCGACGCCAGAGCAACTGGCGGCGATGCGCAAGGCCGACCAGGACTACGCCGCGCGCATGGCCGAGGCCGGATTCAAGAACGTCGAGACGCTCGCCGCGCTGTCGGTTCAAGATCGCGCCAGCGCGCGCGCCATGCAGATCAGCACCAAAAGCCTGACGGCGCCGTTTCTCGCCATGTTCGTGACGCTCGGCTTCTTCGGCGTGCTGGCGGTGATGATGTTCTATACCCTGCCGGCCGCGACACACGACGCACTGATGCTCATGCTCGGTTCGCTCGGCACCGCTTGGACTGGCGTCATTGCCTACTACTTCGGCAGTTCGGCCGGCAGTGATCGAAAGACCGAGTTGCTTGCACAATCCACTCCCACAGGAACAGGACAATGAAACGCATCATCACAGGCGCGATCGCGGCGCTGCTGTCGCTTTCGGCGCTCGCCGCGACGACGATCCCGGTTCAGTCGTTGACGCCGACAGGATCGACAGCAGGCCAGGCGATCGTCTCGACTGGCCCGACCGGCTTACCCGCATGGGGTAGCGTCACCGCAACGGCGCTGGCGGCACAGGCAGCGAATACGGTTGTCGCGAATATCACGGCATCGAGCGCATCGCCGACTGCGGTTGCGATTCCGACTTGCAACACGTCGACGAGCGCGCTCCAGTACACACCGGTTACCGGCTGGACCTGCTACGCCAACTCGGCCACTACGACCGGCACGCTTGCGCAGTTCGCCACAGGCGGTGCGATCAACCCTGTATCGACTGGCGCAACGACTCCCGGCACGGGCTCTTTCACCACGCTGGTAGCAAGTGGCGGCATCAGCGGCACCGGGTTCAATAATCTGTTTGCCTCACCGCCTAATATCGGTCTGGTTGCGCCGGCCGCAGGCAAATTCACCACGCTTCAGGCGACGAGTACGCTAACCGGATTTACCGGCCGGCTGCTCAACATTCAGGTCTTCTCGTCGACCGGCACTTATACGCCGACGACCGGGACCGCTGCGGTATATGTGAAGGTGCAGGCGGGCGGTGGCGCGGGCGGCGGAACGCCGACAACTAGCACCGGCCAAGCCGCTGCGGGAAGCGGTGGAACCGCCGGGGCATATGGGGAGGGTTACTACACAAGCGGCTTCTCTGGGGTCACGGTGACGGTCGGCGGCGGGGGATCTGGCGTATCCGGCTCAGCGGGCGGCGCGGGATCAGCATCGAGCTTCGGCGCACTTCTGTCGTGCCCCGGTGGCGCGGGCGGCGCGCCTGGAACTGCGAACGCCGGCCCGTGGGTGACTGCTGCGTCGGGAAATACCTCTGCGTGTACTGGAACTGCGTTGTTCAACCAGCTCGGCGTGCAAGGCGGTCAGTCAATTGTAGTATCAGCGACGGCATCAAATGCAGGCAGTGGCGCCGGCACGGCGTTCGGGCCGGGTCCTGCTGGCGCTTGGTCGGCTCCGGCTCCTGGTGCTGCTGCTCAGTCATATGGCGCAGCGGGCGCTGGCGCAAATGCCCCGGCATCAAACGCAGCTCAGGCTGGGGGATCTGGTAAGCAGGGTATCGTCGAAGTATTCGAGTTCAGTCAGTAAGAGTCCTGCCCCGCGGTCGGGATCTCGCCGACTTCGATGCCGTGCTGCATGAACTTGCGCGTCACGATGGGCGCGCCTGGCGCCGCAGGGTTCGTGCTCCGCTCGCGAGTGACGCGCAGCACATTCCACACAGCGCCTTGGGCCGTCTCGCCGTATTGAACGACGTTGCCACAACTAGCCATGTAGGCCAGATCTCCAAGGCAACGGATGGTGACGGATTGTCCCAACTCCTTCAGCATGCTTTCAAGCGATTCCATCGCTATCTCCTTTTTCGGTTACCGGCACGATACCTTGGGTGCTGCTTGGCTGCCAGTTCGCGTGTGCCCAAAGTGCGTCCACATCTATACAATACGGTTCTGAAAAGGTCAAAAAGTCTACAAACTGGCAAAGTCTCAAGGCTGACCGGCGCGAGACTTTTGTGTTTAAAATCAGTTGCTTGCTGCTCTAACTCCAATCCTTTCTTGTCGTGTCCCTGGTGAAACAAGGCTTTCTCAGAGCCTTATGCAGCAAGGGTTTGCACGTTTTCCGCTTCCGGTTGTGCCCAGATTGTGACCATGTTGGCGTGTTCTGCCAGATGGTCCGGTGCAAGATGGGCATACCGGAGAACGTGCTCATACTTCGCCCATCCCCCAAGTTCCATCAGACGGTTCAGCGGCGTGCCCGCCTGCACATGCCAGCTTGCCCATGTGTGGCGCACGTCATGAAACCGGAAATTCTCGATCCCGGCGCGGGCGCACTGCCGGTCCCACTGCGCACTGTTCCAGCCGTCGGCCGGTATCGGCTTGCCGTTCCTGACGAACACGAATTGCTCGTGCCTGCCGAGCCACCGCCGGATAGTCTCGACCGCATCCTCGTTCAGCGGCACGCCGATCGGTTTGCGCGCCTTGGCCTGATCCGGGTGAATCCATGCCCGGCGGTTCACCAGATCGATCTGCGACCATTCAAGCTCAAGCAGGTTGGCGCGGCGCAGCCCAGTAGCGAACCCGAGAATTGCCACATCCCGCATCCATTGCGACCTGATCGCCGAAATCAGCCGCTGCGCTTCCGGCTTCGTGATCCAGCGAATGCGCCGGTTCGCCACCTTCAGGTCTTCCAGCTTCGGAGCCCGGTCGATCCATTCCCACTTGTCGGCGGCCAGCTTCAGCATGATCCGCATCGTGGCGAGGTACTTGTTTTTCGTCGCGCGCGAAACGAGCTTCTCTTCAGTCTTGCACCGCTGGTCCAACTCGGGCAACGCTTTGACTATCTCGTCGGCCGTGAGCGAACCTATCTGGCGACCGCCGAAAACCTTCGTGAAATGCCGGATGTGAATCACGCGATTGCCGTAGTCCGCGAGGTGTTCGCATTCCGCTAACATTCGCTCTGCCGCTTCTTCCCATCTGTATGCGGGCCGCTCGCCCATCCGCGCGACTCGCCACAGTTCATGCTTTACCTTATCGTGATACTCCTGAGCTTCCTTTCGGTCGGTCGTGCCAGTCGTTTCTCTAATGCGGCCGCCGCCTGGCTTACGGATGTCGAGGTGCCAGACGTCCGAGCCTTTGCGCTTTCGGATTGACATTTTTTGCTCCTTGGTTCCGTCTGCGCCGGTCGGTTCGGATTGTACGCCGTCGCCAGTTTCAGCTTGTCGGGCCAGATGCGCCACTGGTTGCCGATCTGGAAGAAGCCCATTTCTTCCTTATGGGCGTACACAGTGGAGTAAGAGACGCCGAGCAGGGCGGCTGCTTCCTTCAGGGTGAGGGCTGGCTCCATCATGCCCTCGCTTCACCAAAAAACGCCACGTCCTGCCAATGCCGGAACGCCGGCCGCGCCAGTTCCTCGGCTATCCGCCTTGAGTGCTCATCCTCGCTGCTTCCTGGGCGCACCCATTCGTCCCGCGATGGCTTCGGCGCATCCTCACCGCCACCGATGATCCATACGGCGATGAAGCGGTTATTGACCGGGCTCATCTTCCATTCGCTCACGTGTATCTTTCCATCCGCGCGGAGTTTTTTTGCGGCGACATACACCGGGGATTCGGTGAGGCCAAGATCGGCTGCTGCCTGCGAAATTGTGCGCGGCTTTTTATCCTTCAGTAGAGCGGCTAGCCGCGGCATCGTGCGCTGATAGTTGTAGCGTGACATGTTCTGATTTTTCATCCCTCACCCCGCCTGTTTTTGGTTAGCTTCTCGCGCATCGATTTTCCGAAACTCAATGACCCAGACCCAGGGGTTGGCGTCCCACGATTCGTTTCCGTTGATCGACGTCCAGAGTCGGATGAAACGATCGCGCGCATAACCCGGAATGCTCGTGTTTGTGCGGTCAACGCCTTCAGCAAGCGCATCTGCATCTGTGATGTCGTGCAACCGCTCGACCCGCACGCCAGTGACTTCGAGCGCGATGCGCGACGCTGCGCGAGGCATGTGAATCGACGGCCGCCATTGCCGGCGAATGCCGTCAGCCGATCGCTCGAGGTCCGGGCCAAGCGGATCATCGAGATAGTCGGCGCGGTAGAAAACGATGCAGTCGTCTTCATACGGCCCGCACGGATGGTTGCTGTGCTGCCACGTCTCGCGCACGTACAGGCGATCGCCAGCCTCGCCATAGGGGCACGGTTGCGCCCAGTCCATCAACGCTTCACCGTCGAAGCCGTAGAAGTGGGTCCGCGGATCGGGATGATGAAACGTGAAAACGTCTTTGGCTTCGGCCGGCGGCTGCGGCTTCACGATGCGCCGAGTCTGCGTCTTGCTGCAGTCGAGCAGCGCGCGCACCATTGCGCCGCTGAAGAGGATCGGTCGTTCTTTCACGCTTCACCTCCGCTCAAAGGTTGCGCGGCGAGAAGGGCGCGGGCGATGCTTTGCGCGAATTGGAGCGCCCATTCAGGCGGCGAGACAGAGCGCGATCCGCAGTCGCGCCACGCCGCACCGATCATTTCCTTCGTCAGCGCCACCTGTGCCTGCACTGGCTGCGTTGCCGTTGATTGCGTGGATGCGGCGCGGTCGAACAGTGCCCGCAACTCGTATGCGTCAGAGTACTTTTCACGGATTGTGGCCGCGCCTTCTTCGGTTATGTTGATCCACTCGGCACGGGAAACATTGCGGACGCGCGATTGCCATTGCGTAACCCGCTCGTCCTGCTCGGCAGATTGCGCGAATCCGTTCCACGGGCGTGGGCCGCTAAAACCCTCGGAGTCGGGGCCATCGGAAAAGTCCGGGCCTTGCTCAGCAGATTGCGCGGGCTGTGGTTGCGACTCATAGGTGCGTTTCGCCCACTCGCTGAACTTCTCGCCCGGTAGGCGCTCAGGAATCACCGGCTCCGCTGCCACCTTTTCGGCGGTGAGAGCGGCGCGGCTTGCCTGCCATATCTCAAGATAGGTTAGTCGAGGCCACACGCCGCGTGTTTTAAACCATTGGTCAAACGCTTCCCGCTCCCCAATCGCCACATTGGCGGCGTCCTCACCGCACGGCGAAGTGTGATTTGTCGTGGTCATGGTCAATACTCCGTAGGTACATGCTTGCCATCGTTCGCGAACTCTTTATGAAGGCGGATCGATGCCTCGACATATGCCTTATGCGCGTCTTCTGGATTAGCAAACAATCCCAAGTGATAGACAACGTGGTTGGACGTTATCCGTGCTCTCCATTTCTTCGAATCTATGGCCCAGTAGACGCCCTTAAATCCAGACCGGCTCGTGGCTTTGAGCCTTCGGTTGGTTGAGTTTTGAGAGAGATTGCATTCCCGGAGATTCGAACGCCTGTTATCCAGCTTGTTGCCGTTTATGTGATCAACAAGAATATTCCTGTCAGTGATTCCCAAGATAGTCCGGTGCATCAGAACAGTCTTCTGCTTATTTGCGCCTACCCTTACAAGTCGCGCCGCATAACCTCGGTTACTGAATTTCCATTTGTTCATTGCCAAGGCGTCGTAGTCGTCGTCATCTACGAGTGCTACCTTTCCTTGAGTGAGTTGGATCTCTTTCATGATTGCTCCTTTGCGCGGGAGGCGAGTTCAACCAGTTCATCACGCAGACCCGCAAGCCCGCTAATGTCTAGCCCGGCTGATGCCTGTCCGTTCCACAGCATCAACGTTTCGATAAGGTCTTTGGTGATCGTGGCAATCTGTGATGTTGGAGAATCCGTCACCGCCTCGTCTGCTTGCTCGCTGGCGCGCCGACGCTCTGGCATAGTGTGATCGCAGCCTTCGACGCCATTGCAGATCGGGCATGGCAAGTACGGATGTCGCGCGCCTACGGCATAAACCAATGGCGGCATCATCCCGGACGTGTATTCCCCTCCGTCCATCGCTTTCAGGCACTCCATCAGACGCATTACACGGTCATCACGTGCGTTGATTGATCCGTGACACCCAAGAACTGCCGTGACCTGATTGATAGAGTCGTACAGGTCACGCCAGCGGCACATGGACTTGATAGTTTCTTCCGTTTGCCATTGCGGAGCGTCTGCTTGCTCGGCGTCACCGCAGGGTTGCGCGGGAGCGGCGGGATGGAGTCCGCTGCAATTCATTGCGCAGCCGGTCCCTTCACAATCGAAGCACTTGTTATGCGCCAACACGATGCCCTCCACGGTCTCGCTTGAAATAGTCTCGCCAAACCAGATAATTTCTTCCCTTCCACAACGTATCGACCAGCCTTTATACGGGTTGGACCCAGCCCAATGCGCGATCCATTGCTTGACCTGCGGCACGGCTTGCTTGCTTGCAAGCAGGGCGCGGGCAGCGTCGTACACGTACGGCTTCAGGTCCGTCTGGCCTTCCTTGATAGTGAAACCGTGCGCCATGAAAATGTCGCGAATCTGGTCCTTGGTCATAGCCTCTCCGGCGATCTTGGTAGTGGTGGTATTCATGTCGTCTCGTCAGCGTGCGTCGCCCACACTGCAAACGGGCCGTCTTCGTTGTCGCAGATGTCGATCAGCCACCAACCAGGCGGCGGTGACTGGTCCCATTCTGATATGTCGCCGTTACCGTTGTCGAAGTACGAGACGTATGCCGGGTGTTCCAACGGCTCGGTTTCGAGGTAGACGATTTGCGTCTGGATGCCAGCACGCCGCTCAAGATCGGCCCATTGCTCTTTCGTGCAATGTTCAGTGCCGTCCATCGTCACTTGCCAGAAGTGAATGAGATCGGGATGGCTCCAGTAGCCGTTTTCGTCGCGAGTGACCGGGATTTTCTGAAGGAGCTTCACTGCGTCTGTATCGGTAGTCATGTCGGGTTCCTTGGCTTTCCGGTTGCGCTCGCGTTCTTCGTCGGCGCGCGTGAGCTCAGGGTATTCGTCGTAATGTCCGGGGTTATCCATGTCGTCCTCAATTACTGTTCGATTGCTTCGCGCGCTGCGCGGATGAACTCTGCTGCCGCTTCCGCGTTGATCGCGTTACCGTAGGCGCGCAGTCGTCCCACTCGGGAGGGAGCCCCATCAGCCAGCGGGAATGAGCCGGGTCTAACTGGCCGCCACTTTTCGTCCCGGCAGAGCAGCCAGTCAGCATCTCGCCAGAAGCCGTTAGTCGGGCCGGCTGCGTCAGGTCGATCGAGAACGCCGCCGTGCCCAACTCGTTGTTCCATCCCTTCCGGGCCGCTTCGTTCTCTGCTCCGGAGAGCGTCCGAGCTCCGTTCTCGCCGTCCAGCGCTCGCGGCGTCGGCCAGCTCGACAGCATCACGTAGTCGTCCAGGTTCCGGCGCCGGCCGCCCGTCCTCTCCACCATCCCGCTGCGCCCATACATTCCGTCCCGCGACTGCGGTGTCGGCCAACTGGAAAGCGTCGCCGCCATGCCGAGCGTCATCCCGAATCCGTTGTTCCCGTGTCGAGCTGCGCACTCCGCCCGCCGCGCTTCCCACGTCGAGTCGTTGTCGTTCTGCGGCCCCGCATTCGGCGTCGGCCACGATGCCAGCCACGCCACCCGACCCAGCAGAGCGTTCAGCGGCACGTTCGCGCACTCGCTTCCGTCCTTGTGGTCGCGCGTAGTCGGCGTCGGCCACGAAGTACGTTCTGTCGCGGATGTGCGGAGCACCGATGCCCGCAGACGGGAAAGGTGTCGCCCCGCAGGCGTAACCCAAGGCTTCCAGGTCATCGAAAACAAGGTCGATCCAAGGGTCGACGTCCTTGCTTGCAACCTGCTCGCCAAAGAGGGTTGCAGGTGCGCGCTCCTGGACGAGCCAGTGCCACGCCGGCCAGAGGTGCCGCTCGTCAGCAAACCCAAGTCCTTTGCCTGCCGCGCTGAAAGGTTGGCACGGACAGGAACCGGTCCAAACAGGTCGGTCATCAGGCCAGCCGGCGATTCGAAGCGCGTAGGACCAGACACCGATTCCGGCGAAGAAATGGCACTGGGTGAATCCGCGAAGGTCGTCTGGTCGAACATCCTCAATGCTCCGTTCATCAACTTCGCCGGCGGCGATATGCCCCTTGGCGATCAGGTTGCGCAGCCACTGCGCGGCGTATGGGTCGATCTCGTTGTAGTACGCGGCCATCGGTTCCTCGCCGGCATAGCCGAACAGATGTAAAAAGCGGGAGTCGTGCGGACCTCCCTTCAAAACGCCACGCGGAGATCACCGCGCGTTCGGGGGTTACCTGTTACCGCCGCTGTTCGGCGTCGCGGTTGTCCCGCTGCTGCAGCGGTCGATGAAAGTCATGGGTTCCGGTATCAGTCGGCCAGACGAACAGATGTGCCCATGCGAACGCAACGCCAAGAGCAACGGCGCCAAGCACGCAGAGGATAAAAAGGACGAGCGGATCATCCATGGCGATTAGCCCGGCGGCGCGCCTGACGCATCGCCTGGCGGCGCGCGGCGCGAATCTGTGCGCGGACAAGCCGATAGGCATCCCAGCGCGACAGCGAGCCATTTGCGGCGTCTTCAATGATTTGCCAGAGGGTGCGCACGTTCAGGCACCCCGCACCATAGAGATGCGGATGCGCTGGGTATCGGCGTCATCCCATTTCTGGGCCAACCCCATAACCAACACGATCGCGATGAAGGCGGCGAGCATGCGCACGAAGAGCTTGAAATCACGCATTCCCGGCCTTGTCGTCTTTGGGTTGGTACAGGTGCGACATTCCAGCACCTTCCGCCAGCGCCTTCGCAATCTCTGGGTCGGAGACCTCTAGCCGGCCGCACAGATTCGCAATAAAGGCCTTGCATCGATAGTCATCGTTATATAAGCGTGCCCGCGCCCCAGCCGCTGTGATCTGCTCCAACAGAGCGCGCTTGCTGAATCCTGGTTTCATCGCAGCACCCCGGCCCGGTAAGCAACGCAAAGAAACCATACGCAGCCGATGGCGACCATCACCACGACTGCATAGGTGCCAGCCTTGCGCTGCATCTGGCAAGCCGCGAGCAGATCGTTATCGTGAGCGGAGCGGTTCATGTCAACACCACACGATCTGGTCATAGCCAACCGAGCGCACGAAGCGCGAATTCACGTACTGATCGAAGTGCGCTACGAAGCGCAGCATGTAGTTCGATTGGCGCGGCCGATAGGCCCTGACACCGTAGTCGCTGTAGAACATGGTCACCCCGATGTGGGCTGAGAGGTTTGTAAAACGGAAGCAATGCTGAGCAAGTGGACTGTGAAAATCCGCCTTAATCAGAACTCTTCGCGGTTGATATAAGCTTAGGCATGACTAATGTTCATGTCAAGCGGAACTTAGGTGTGGGCAACTGTTTGGTCGAAAAAAACCCGCCACGAGGCGGGGGTAAGGGTTAGTGACGGGGGCGCTTTATCGCTTGGACGATGAGGAGGACATACCTTGCAATTTCTGTGATTGTCTCCTCCGCATCGATCTGCTGGCTTGGCGCAGTTGGTCTCTCGGATTCTTTGCTTTTTCGGTAAGCGGCCAGGTCCGTGACCGCCTTATGGTTTGTGCTTCCTATTTGCACGTTCTTTCCCCTCGGACTTTTCGATGTGGGATGTCAAGTCTTCCTCGGCTGCCGCCAAGTCCCCATCCCGGAGGGAATTCTGCGCCTGCGTAAGAGCGCCCGCAACCTGCAGCGCAGCGCTGATATGAGCGAATAGTTTTGGGGCCGGAGCGCCAAGCCCGTCTACGCGTTCGACCCACGAAATCAGCTTTAATGCTTCGTGACTTAGCGACCCTTTCGGGTCTGTAATCGGCGCTTTGGACTTGTCCATGCCGAACACGAGCCAGTACGGATCCACCCGTAAAACCTTGCATATCGTGAGCATATTTGCCGCATCGAGGTTCTTTATGTTGCCATTCTCCCAATCCGTGACAGTTGGGGCAGAAACTTCGCACGCGCGCGCAAGCTCGGCTTTCGACATGTGTCGCGCCGTCCGCGCCTCTGTGATTCGCCGATTCCAGTTTGCCATTAGCTAAGACTAACAAAAAAAGTGTTGTGTATGCCTTGCGTTTGCTGTTAGGCATGCCTTAGACTTAGGCATGGACAAGAAACGCGACCCTTTCGCCTGCGCTGTGATCGCCGAACTTGGCGGTCCTGCTGCAACCGCACGCCTCTTCAACATCAAACCGCCGTCGGTAATCGGTTGGCGCAAGAAGGGCATTCCGCCTGCACGGCTGATGTATCTCGAGGTAGCCCGCCCGGATGTGCTTGCGGATGCGCGCAAGAAGCTTCGCAAGCAAGTAGAGCCCGATGCCATTGATACCTCCGATGATGTTCAGCCGCCAGTTGGCGACCGAACAAAAAAGTAGTGATTTAGTTGCTCTCATTTTTCATTCCATCAATTTCTTAAAGAAAGGAGGTTCCCATGTCACGCCGCTCGGAATATCGAAACGAGGTCAAGACGCGTCTCCCAGACCGCACGTACGACGCGATGCTGAAGTTCAAAACCCTGCACGGCATCGACAGCGACTCTGCTGCGCTTGCCCGCATTGCGGAGTTGTTGCTGCTTGGCGTTGTAGGTAATTTGCCTTCGAACCTGCTTGGGCGCAGTGACGAGGTGGCCCAATCTGGGACAAGGATGGCCGCGTGAATCAGTGCAAGACCAGCTTCGAGATTCAGCTTCCGGGACCGGAGGCGGCTGATCTGGCATTGCAGGCAGCAAAAGAAGGCGTCTCGACTATCCAGCTCATTGAGTACCACGTGATCAGAAGCGCTTTCGGAGTTCTTCACCCGACCGTAGTTGCGCACGAGACGCGGCCCAATCAGGGTCAGGTTGGGAAAAGGTCGGACGGTGGGGATTGTTGATGATCGAGCAAATAGCTATCGGTCTGTGCGGCGTTGCGGCCGTGTTTCTGTCGCAAGACAGCCGGGCGGCGCGCAGTCGTTACGCGTGCGTCTTCGGGCTGATCGCTCAGCCGTTCTGGTTCATCGCAACGTGGAAGGCCCAGCAGTACGGGATTTTCGCGCTTTGCATCCTCTACACCGCGGCATGGCTGCGCGGCTTCGTGACTCACTGGGTGAGACCTTTCTATGGACGCTGACATTCTCCTGTTCGGCATGCTCGCGACGATCGCGCTGTCGTTCGGCCTTCCGGTCCTGCTTTCCATGCGAGGAATGCGATGAGCCTGATACACGAAGTGGTCGCCTGGGACTTCGACATGCCGGGCCTGAAGAAGATCGTGCTGTTACACCTGTGCCGCAGCGTGCACCGATCGACGCAGGAGGCGCGGCTGCCGATTCACAAGGTCACGTCTGCGTGTGGCATCAGTGAGTCGGCGGCGCGCAAGTTCATTGCCGAACTCGAACGCGAGGGCTATATCGCCTTCATTCCGGCGCCGGGCCGCGGCGTGCACTACCGACTGACGATCGATTCGAAGGTGCCTGCATGATCATCGAGGCCAAAGTTCTGCCGCCGCCGGAAGAGGGCTACGACTACCGGCAGGGTCTGTATCTCCGCTTTGGCGATGTGGACTTGGACGTCGCCGCCAATGGCGAGGTGTCTGCGTGAGCGTCGAGGCGATTACATGGGCATTGGGGCAGCACGTGGGCCGCTCGACGGCCAAGTTCGTCCTGACGATCCTCGCCAACTGCGCGGACGGCAAGGAATTCCTCTGCTTCCCGTCCGTTGCCTACATCGCCGAAGCAACCGATCAGGACCGCAAGACGGTGATTGCGGCGATTGCAAAGCTTATCGAAATCGGGCTTGTCGAAGATACCGGAGAAAGAAGAGGGACAACGGCGCAGGTCATTGTGTACCGGCTTCTTGTTGGTAAAAACGGAACTGTTAAAGAGTCCCAAAAACGGAACAGTTCCAAAAACGGAACAGTTCCAAAAACGGCGGGTAACAGTCCCAAAAACGGCGTTAAACAGTACCGAAAACGGATGGAAACAGTACCGAAAACGGGACACGGAACCGTCATTAAACGTAATGAAACATCAGGAACCGTCAGTCCTGCTTCGCCAACGGCTTCGCCGCCGGCTGCGCGCGGTACCCGCTTGCCAAAGGACTGGGTTCTGACAAAGCCTCTTGGCGTATGGGCAGCAGGCGAGCAGCCCACATGGACGCCCGAGCATATTCGCAAGGTTGCCGCCTCGTTCAAGGATTACTGGATCGCGAAGGCTGGCAAGGATGGACTGAAGACCGACTGGGAAGCAACGTGGCGCAACTGGGTACGCAACGAGAAGGCGCTGGGCGGCGCGCAGGCCTCCGCTGGTGCGCCGGTATCGGGAAGCTGGTGGGAGGGCGACGCAGGCATCAATGCGAAGGGCGCAGAGCTAAGTATTCCCCGCCACAAGGATGAGCCAACGCCGCATTACCTGCTGCGTATCGCGAAGGCTGCCGGGCGCGGTCCCTGGATCGACCACATTCTGCGGCACGCACGCACCAGCGGAGAGCGCTGGTTTAACCAGGTTGTCGCCACGCTTGGCGACGCACTGCTGCCGACGGACTTCTGACCATGGCGAAGAACGCACTCCGCTACCCGGAAAGCGCCATTGCTGGCGGACGCTTCGGCACGGCCCGCGTGGCGGGTGAGATTTCTGGTGCGGCGGCGCGCTTGACGTCGACTGAGCCCGCACCGCTCGAATCGCCGATCAAGCAGCTTGTCGGCGGCGCGCGTGGCTCACATCGCGAGTTGGGGCGGCTGGGCGGCGGAACGATGAACAAGTCGGAGGCTGCATACGCCGCGCACCTCGACGCGCTGCGCTCAATTGGTCAGGTGCTCTGGTTCCGCTTCGAAGGTGTGAAACTGCGCCTCGCCGATAACACGTTCTATACCCCCGACTTCGCTGTGATGGTCGCCGGCGGCGCGCTGGAAATGCACGAATTCAAGGGATTCATGGAAGAGGACGCGAACGTCAAGATCAAGACGGCCGCCTCGCAGTATCCGTTCACGTTCCGCCTGGTGCGCAAGGCCAAGGGCGGTGGTTTCGATATCAGGGAGGTGTGATGGGCGCTAAATGGTCAGAGGCTGAGGTGGCGGTCCTCGCGGATGTGGCAAAAACAGGAGTGACGCTGCGTTCGCAGATGCATCGCCTTCCGGGTCGCACGCACGAAGCCGCACGCACGTATGCCGCGCGAATTGGCATCCCGCTCTCGGCGGCGCGCGCGTGGACCAAAGAGGAGCGCGCGATCCTCAAGCGCATCTGGCGCAGCGGCGAGCAAATCAAGATCGGCATGCGTCAACTGCCGAACAGGAGCTACGCTGCCGCGCGCGGCGAGGCGCAACGGCTTCGCATCTGCGGTGACCGGACAAAGCGAAATGGCTATTCGTGGGTCGACGCGGCGATAACCGTGCTGCTTGCTGACGGCGTGCGCATGACCATCAAGCAATTGACCGCGGCGACTGGCGCATCCCCAAATGCGGTCGACAAGGCGCTGAACCGGCGGCGCGGTACCAAGTTCAGGGTTTGCGACTGGACTCGCGTCTCACGGAATGGTGATTGGGCTGGTGTGTGGGGACTCGGCGTTGGCGAGGATGCGCCGCGGCCGCCGAGAAAGACGCCTAGCGAAGTCGCGAAGACATGGCGTGCTCGGCGTCGGATCGCTGGCGGCGCGCATAACCCGTTTGCCGGTTTGATTCAGCAGGTAGCGGCGTGAGCCACCGGGCAAACAAGCGTGAGCGTGAGCATATGGGCCGGGTTGCCGGAATGCAGTGCATCTGCTGCTTCCTGCTCGATCGTGCGCAGACCAGCAAAACTGAGGTACATCACGTTCGCGTTGGTCATGGCGGCGCTCAGCGCGCCGGCGACTTCTGCACCGTTCCGTTATGTGCCAATGACTGCCACCGCGGCAAAAACGGGGTGCACGGCGATCAGACGTATCTGCACATTCTGAAGATGACGCAGATTGATCTGCTTAACGCAACGCTGGAGCGGCTCTACGGATGAGATTGCTGGTTCGAATGGTGCTGCCGTTTGAGTCGTACGAGGGCTCGCAGTTGTTCGAGTGCCTCGCCAAGCGCGTGATACGCGCCGAAGACGACCCGGAATGCGCGGATGCGGTGCTGGTCGATGTGGACTTGCCGGAGCGTTACAGCGGCTTCGCAATTGCCCGGTACTGGAATCGCGATGGAACGTATCGGGTCGAGGCGTTGGTGAAGCACAACCGCAGATCGCTGGCCGCGTTCATCGCAAGCGGCGATCACGAATGGGATCTGAGAAATGACGAATTGTAAGGAAATTGAAGGATACATCCCGCAAGACTGCGCGCCGGTCTCGCGCACGCACGCACACGCGCGCGTGCATTTGAGCGACCAGCTCATTGCTGAGCTTTGCGTGGTGTCGGCAAGCATGGCGCGGCGCGAACGCTTGACCGGCCGCGCGCTGAACATCGAGCAATTCGCCGAGAACGTGATTCGCGCGACGGTGGGCGCGATTAATTCGATGGGCGACGATTCGCGATATCGCGAGTGGGAGTTCGAAAAGATCGCAATCGCATGTTTGAGCGACGAGCAGGCAGAACAGAGTTTCGCGCGCTGGAAGGGCTGTCAGTACCAGGCCTGAATCGATTTATCCCGTAGCACCACATCCACAGGAGCAACAGCATGGACGAGCAGCAAAAGCAGGAAGACCAAGTGGCGGATGCATCGCCGAGCAGCACTGAAGCGCAACTGGCCGGTGATTCCCCAAACGTTGCCACGCTTGCGGCCGCCCAATCCGCAAGCGACACCTCGTCATCTGTGCCGAGTGCATCGCCCGCCAGCGACACAGGGGCGGCTGCATCGTCCGATCAAGCCGCAGGTGATCTGGGAAACGTTGTGGCCGCTGCCGACGGTGGCGACCAGTCGGCTGGCGGTGTAGTTGCCGCTGGTGGTGACGCGGGAAACGTCCTGGCTGGTGGTGCCCCGCTTGTGGGCATTACCAGCACTTCGATTGATGAGTCGACTGACTATCATCCGGCGAAGCCGCACCTGTCGGCGTTGCGCCGCAAGATCGAATCGGGCGAGGCAATCCTCATGTCCGATCTGCTGCGCCTGATCCACGCGATCGAGGAGACGCTCTGATGGCATCGAACACTCCAACTTCACAGCTCGGACTGCCGAGGGGCGGCTTTCGAGATAGCCCGGTGAAAACCTTCGTCATTACAAACACGCATGGCGAGAAACACGAAGTGGCTGGCAACAGGTATGACGTCGACGGTTGCTATGTTTCGGTTGTCAAGGCTGGCGAGGTGGTTGCCTCGTTTGCCAACTGGATGTCGATTCGCGTTAAGGAAATAGCCTGAGCTTATGACGAAACAACTCGCCCCTGCACCGCTGGTCAACTGGTCTCGCATTCTCGACGAGGTGCGAGGGGCGGGTTACACCATCAAGGAAATCTCGCAGTACACGCAGATCCCGCGCACGACACTGCTCGGGTATCACAACCTTGGCGCCGAGCCGCGGCACTCGAGCGGGCAGATGCTGCTGCGATTCTGGGCTCAGGTGACCGATCGCGATCCTGAGAGCGCCCCAACGTGGACGCCGCCGCCGAGCGTGGCCGAATACCGGCGGATGTGAATTGGTCGGGATTCCGACAGCCTGACGGCCAAATACTCGCCGCACCACGGATGGAGGTTCGAGCGATGGCAAGAGAGTACAAGACGCAGCAGCCGGGCATGCCGACGGCGCCGGTTGATGGTGGCGACGCGGCCAAAGTTGTGCTGGCTGGCGTGGGCGATAATGACGCGGTGATGCAGATCGCCGGCCGCGACGTGCCGATCAACGACATCGTCGAGGGCGCATTCGAGACGAGCGGGTTGTCTGCCGAGGAATGGAATGCTGCGGAGCCGACGAAGCGCGATGAACTTATCGCCGGCAAGCGCAAGGAACTTGAAACGATGTTCCGCAACGCTGGCGACCTGCCGTCGCAGGATGCCGCCCGCGAACAGGCTCAGGCGGCTGTTTCGGCCCGCCGCGCCGCTCGCGCCGCTCAACCTGCCGCAGATGGCACCACGGCCGCTGCGCCGCCCCTCCCGCATTCGAGCGAAGTCGATCCCGCCACACTGGCCGCGCCGAAGCTGTGCGCGGATGGCTGGCTGGTGCCGACGATCCAGAAGCAACTCCCGCAGAACTTCCGCTGAGGCGATCATGGGCAATTTCAGCTTTTCGAAGTTCCTCGACCCGGGCGGCCTGTGGACGAAAGACCAGACCGCTACGCCCGCGACCACGACGACGGTCGCGGGTGCTGCCGATGCTGCTGACGCCCAGGCGGCGCAGGCGGCGAACGCTCAGGCCGCAGCCGACAAGAAGAAGCGCGCGGCATCAAGCCTGCTTGCTACTGGCGCCGGTGCGACCGGTGCAGGCGCCACGACGACTTCGTCCGTGATGGCGCAGGGCAAGACGTCACTGGGCCAATAATCCATGTCCTACACCCTCGGCGAGACGCTCTACAAGCGGATGGAAGCACTGAAGTCCGCGCGCACCGTGCATGAACTGGTGTGGCGCGACTGCTTCATGCTCACCGATCCGATTCGCGCATCTGGCCTGCAGGGGCCGGTGATGGACGCGAACGAGATCGCGCGCGCCGTCTCGCTGATTTTCGACTCGACCGCGAGCGACGCAAAGCGCGTGCTGAACGCCTCGATCATGTCGGGCATGACGCCGGCCAACTCGCTGTGGTTCAAGATGCGCGTGAATGGCGAGGACGACGAGGGAACGCGCTGGCTCGACGACGCGAGCGAGCTGCTGTGGGAGAACATCCACAATGCGAATTTCGATTCTGAGGCATCCGATTGCGTCGACGATTGCATGGGCGCTGGCTGGTTCGCGCTCTATATCGATGAAGACCGCGACAACGGCGGACTCTATTTCGAACACTGGCCGATGGCTGGCGTCTACGTGGCGTCGTCGCGTCCCGGCGGTCGTATCGACACTGTGTTTCGCCCGTATAAGCTCACCGCCGAGCAGGCCGTTACCGAGTTCAGCAAGCGCGGTGACAACCTGCCGAAGCAGATCACCGACGCGGCTGAGACGACGCCTGACCGGCAGTTCGAGTTCTGCCACTGCATCTACCCGCGCGGCGTCTCAGTCGTCGGCGCGGTCCGCTCGAAGAATCTCCCGATCGCCTCGGTCACGCTGTGCTGCGACGTGAAGGCAACCGTCCGAGAATCCGGCTACCACGAAATGCCGGTGGTGGTCGCGCGCTGGAAGAAGATTCCGAATAGCTGCTATGGCGTTGGCCCGGTGCTCGACGCACTGCCGGACATCCGCACGCTGAACGACATCGTCAAGCTGGAATACGCAAATCTCGACATGGCTGTGTCGGGCATGTGGATCGCCGAGGATGACGGCGTGCTGAATCCGCGCACGGTCAAGGTGGGTCCGCGAAAGATCATCGTCGCGAACTCGGTGGATAGCATGAAGCCGCTGCAGCCCGCTGCGAACTTCAATGTCGCATTCACCGAGAAAGAAAAGCTGCAGGGCAACATCCGCCGCACGCTGATGGCTGACCAGTTGCAGCCGCAGGATGGACCGGCGATGACGGCCACTGAAGTGCATGTGCGCGTCGACCTGATCCGCCAGTTGCTTGGCCCGATCTATGGCCGCCTGCAGGCCGAATACCTGCAGCCGCTGATCACCCGCTGTTTCGGTCTGGCGTATCGCGCTGGCGTTTTTGCGCCGCCGCCCGACTCTCTGGCTGGCCGCAATTTCTCGGTCCAGTATCAGTCGCCGCTCGCGCGCGCCCAGAAGCTCGAGGAAGTGACCGCGATCGAGCGCTTCATGGGCGATGTCTCCGTGATTGCCCAGGTTGATCCGAGTGTGATGGACAACGTCGACACCGACGAGGCCGCACGACAGACCGCGAAGGGGCTCGGCGTGCCGGATTCGATCATTCGCCCGTCCGACAAGGTGCTTGAGTTCCGTCAGAAGAAGCAGGCGGCTGCCGCGCAGGCCCAACAGCAGCAGCTTGGCATGGAAGTTCAGGGTGACGTGATGAAGTCCGTCGGCTCCGCGGCGGCTAACCGGATGGTGGCACAGCAATGAAGGCGAACATTCCCGGCGCAGCGCCGCCCGTTGCCACGCCGGCGGAATATGCGCTGCTGTTCGAATCGAAGGCGGGCGAGCTGGTGCTCGAAGACCTCGTTAATCGGTTCGCTGGATCGACCTACGTGCGTGGTGGGCTCGAGGCGCAGCGTGAAACTGATTTCCGGTCTGGAAAGCGCGATGTGGTCGAGTTCATCTTGAGGCAGATCAACCGCGCGAACAGCGCTGAACCGATAGAGCAAGGGAATTGATATGAAGCTGGCGACGCTAACTGCGAGTGGTTGGTCGTGCAACCCGCTCAAATTTGATGATGATTCGGGTCATCACGAGTATGGCTACGACGGCGTCGGGAACCTGATAACCGATACGTGGATTGTCGGCAGTAAAACGTACGTTAAAACGTTTACCTATGTAGGCACCACCCTGGCTACTCAGGGTGACTGGATTGAGCAGCCATGAGCTTCCCGCCACCCACTCCTGTTAGCCCGAGTCAGTTCAATCTGCAACTGGTAAATTCAGGCGTCGCCGCACTTGCGCAACCCGACGGCGGCATTCGCCAGATGGTGAACCTCGCGCGCTTCACTGAGGATCTGACGTGGGGTGCCGTGGTGCTCAGCCCCTCGACGCTCATAAGCACCGGCCCGACGCCCGCCTCCATCAATGCGACGGTAAACGGAAGGCTGATGCCTTTGACTGGCCTGCTTCCGACCGGGTTCAGCAGTAGCGTCGAGCATCGGTATAGCGCTGTGAGTCTGACGCCATTCTTCGCAGGCTCGAAATACCTGGTCTCGTATTACGTCTATGCGCCGCAGGACACTTATTTCTACATGCGTCCAATAGCTACGACGGGCTCGCAGGGGCACGGCATTCGCGGTGTGCGCGCGGGTCAGTTCAAGCGTGTCTGGACGCTATTTGCTGCCACAAGTCAGACGGCAATTGATCCGGGCGTGGCCGCTGAAACGGCACTCGGTTCAGGCTCCGGTGTGCAGCCTCACTTCTATCAGGCCGGCTTGCCGGGCACGAAGCCGATTTATGTCGGGGGCTTCCAGATCGAAGCCGTAGCGCCGACCACTAAAAACGGCATCATGATTATCGGAGATTCGACCGTCGCAGGATCAAGCGGCAAGATCGATACGTGCCGGGATTTCACCGACCCGAACAACGCTGAATGGTCCACGCATCTGGCGGTCGCACTTAACTGCGACTGCTATAACCGCGGCGTTGGCGGCGAGACACTGACGAGCATGCTCGCGCGCTGGGATACCGACATGACGCCGCTCGCCGCGAACTCGGCGTACTGCATCATCCAGGGCGGCATCAACGACATCAACACCGCGCACTCGCTCTCGCAGATGCAATCCGATCTACAAGGGATGGTTGCGAAGGCTGTCACGAACGGCTTCACGATGAATGGCCTGACCGGGACCATACGCCTTATCGCTGTCGCGCCCACCGGCTATTTCACTGGCGATGCGACCAAAGAACCGCTGCGTCTTGCCTATAACGCATGGCTGAAGCAGACCTATGGCGCAGCCGTGCTGGACTACAACGCGGACATCCAGAATCCGTGGACGGCTGCGCACGATTCGCTGAACCCGGCCTATTTCCAGAACGAAACGCCGAACGTGCACCCGAATGGTATCGGGCGAGAGGTGGAGGCTCATCGGATCGCCATGAGCGGAAATTTTTCGCTACTTCCAACCCCATCGCCGTATCAGCGGCAACAGTCTTAAGCGGTGTCGTCTCACATCATCTGAGGGATATTAATCATGGCAGGAACTTCAACACTTGGCGGCTCCGGCTGGACGGCTAACCCGACGCCCGACACGCGTTTCGCGAAAACGATCTCGATTCCGTCCGTGATCGGTCAGCCCGCAGCCGAGATCGGCGCACCTGGCGATCTGGCGATCGACGTGGTTGCGCGCAAGCTGTACGAGAACGTCGCTGGCACGTGGTCGGCTGGCACGTCGTACTGATTTTTCAACGCAGCAGCGAGGACACGAAAAATGAATTGGTTCTGGAGGCGCTATGCGCTCATGGATTCGCAAGGTGGTGAGGGTGGTGCTGGTGGTGGCGGAGTCGTCACCGGAGGCGCAGCTGGCGCGGCTGGCGCAGGAGGCGAGGCAGCGGGAGCGGGAGGCGTGGACCCGGCTGCAGGCGCTGCTACTGGCGCAGGATCGGCCCTCGCAGCCGGTGCTACAGCCGCTGACCCGTCAGGAAGCGGTGCGAATTTTGATTGGATCCCCGAAAAATATCGGGTGAACGGCCCCGATGGTGCTGTTGATGTCGCTGCGTCGGCGCAGAAGCTCGCCGGCGGCTACGGCGAACTGTCCAAGCGCTTTGGTGATGGCGGTGCCGCACCGAAGTCAGCCGAGGAATACGCCGTTGCCGTGCCCGACACGCTCAAAGAAGCGATGGGCGACCTGAGCAACGACGACATGTTCAAGCAGTTCCGCACGGACATGTATGGTCTTGGTCTATCGCAGAAGCAGTTCGACGGCGTGATGTCGCGTTATTTCGAGCTGGTGCCGCAGCTAGTCGCCGGCGGTGTTGCGCACAACACCGAGGCAGCAACGGCGGATCTGCGCAAGACGTGGGCTGATGAAGGCGCGTTCAAAAAGAACGTCCAGTTGGCGTATCGCGCCGGCGATGCAGTCGCGAAAGCGGCCGGCATGTCGTTCGACGATCTTGAGAAGGCGGGGCTCGCGAACAACCCGACTTTCATCAAGATCATGGCGGCGATCGGCCCGGAGTTTGGTGAAGATGTGCCGGTCGAAGGTGGAGCGCCTTCAGGCTTCGCCAGCGAGTCAGAGATCCAGAAGCTTCTCTCGTCTGAAGCCAACCTCAATCCGAAGCACGCCGATCACAAGGCAACGCGCGCGCGAGTTGACGCTTACTACGCGCGCAAGTACGGCAATACGCCCGTCGCATAACAGAGTCTCCTCGCTGTACCAGGTTGCCCCGCTTCGGCGGGGCTTTTTTGTTGACGCTCATTTGGTCGGGATTCCGACAGTTCATCTGAAAGAACATCGTGCTCATTCGGCCCGCAGTGGCGTGCGGACACCCGAGAAGCCCGATGCATCGCGTTCGCCGACGCGATGCCGTATTACAGGCCCGGTAACGGACACCCTGGAAGGCGACAAGAACACATCGAACCTTTTGGGAGCCATTCCATGAACACGGCAGTCAACGACAGCATCACCGCCGCATTTGTCCAGCAGTTTGCGGACACTTACATGATGGTCGCGCAGCAGAAAGAGTCGCGACTTCAGGCAACCGTCACCGACGTTGGTGGCGTAACCGGCACTTCTTTCACCGCGAACAACATCGCCGCGACCCAGGCCAATCAGGTGACCAGCCGTCTCGGCGACACCGAATGGTCGGACAACGCGAACGATACGCGCGTGATCATGATGGGCGATTGGGACTGGGCGACGCCCGTCGATACGTTCGACGTTCCGAAGCTGAAGGCCAACCCCGGCGGCACGTACACGCAGAACGGCGTGGCCGCGATGAATCGCGCGAAGGATGCTGTGATCTACAACGCGGCGCTGAATGCATCGATCACGCGCGCTGCTGAAGCAACGCCGTACGGCACGATCGCGCTTCCGTCGAGCCAGAAAATCGTGGACGGCGGCACCGGCATGACGAAGGCCAAGCTGATCACCTGCAAGAAGCTGTTCCGCAAGGCCGAGGCCGACGAACAGAACGGCGAAGAACTGTACATGCTGTACGACGCCGAAATGCTCGAGGACATCCTGAGCGACACGACGCTGACGTCGGCAGACTTCATGGCCGTGCAGATGCTGCAGGACGGCAAGCTGTCCGGCAAGTGGCTCGGCTTCAACTGGATTCCGTACGAAGCCCTGAAGACGGTCAGCACGGTAAAGACCACGGTCGCGTACACGAAGACGGGCATCCAGTTCGGCACCGGCATGAACCGCGTTGTCGATATCGGCCCGCGCCGCGACAAGAAGAACGCGACGCAGATCTACATCCAGGAGTCGTACGGCGCTGGCCGAATCCAGGAAAACAAGGTCGTCACCATCGACTACCAGTTCTGATCGTGATGTGGGGAGCGGCGTAACACCGCCCCCCTGTCCGTCTAAACACAGATTCAGGAGCACACATCATGGCAGAAGCAAACTCGGTACAGATGGCGAAGGTTCTCGCGAGCCCGCCGGTCAAGCTTCAACCGAACGAGCGCAATGGTCGCGCGCGGATCATGTTCGGCACGATCACCTCGATCTCCGGCCAGATCGGCGACACGATCTATTTCGGCCGCGTTCCTCAGGGCGCGCGCATCACCGGCTGTTGGCTGAACACCGCGGCCGGCACGGCGAGTTCGACTCTCTCGCTGGGTCTGCGCAAGGCGTCCGACAAGACCGTGATCGATGCAGTAGGGCTCGCTGCGGCGACCTCCATCGCGGCGGCGCAGAAGACCGACACCATCGGCACCGGCAATCTGACGAAGAACGGCCAGTCGTACGTGACGCAGCAGGAAGTGGATGTGTACGGCACGATCGCTGGCGCGGTGACGCCGGTGAGCCCCGGTCAGGTGATCTCGGTAACCGTCGACTACGTGATCGACTGACGGGCGTCTGCCCGGCTAGATTGTTTGAAGTCATGCCGGGGGTTCGCGCTCCCGGCATTTTTGTTTGAGGCGACGCAATGACTAGCAGCGTATCGATCTGTTCGAATGCACTTTTGCGACTCGGCGACTCGGCGATTTCGTCGTTTCAGGACCCCTCGAAGCGTGCTACGACTTGCGCCAATCTGTATCCGGAAGTACGAGATGCAATGCTGCGCTCGCATCCTTGGAACTGTGCGACGAAGCGCGTGGTGCTCGCGCCACTCACTGAGGCGCCCGCGTTCGATTATCAGTATCAGTTCCAGTTGCCAGACGACTGGCTTAGAAGCATCCAGATCGGCCTACTTGGCTGCCCATTGAAATACACGATCGAGGGCCAGCGAATCCTCGCCAATGTTCAGGCACTGCAACTCGTCTACATCTACCGCAATACAGTAGAGCAGTCGTGGGACTCGACGCTGGTCGATGTGGTCACGGCGGCGATGACTGCCGTTCTGGCGTATCCGATCACGCAGTCTGCGTCCGAGGAACAGCTCAAGCAGGCGCTTCTCGTCCAGACGCTGAAGCAGGCAAAGGCTATAAATGGCCAGGATGATGACGAGGAAACGCTCGGCGACTTCCCGCTGCTCGCCGGACGCATGTCGAGCTACTCGCGCGCGCCGGGGCGGTGATCCATGGCGAAGCTAACCACGATCCAGTCCAATTTCAACGCCGGCGAGCTGTCGCCGGATCTGGCTGGGCACATTGATCTGGACCGCTATCAGAACGGCGCGAAGACGATTCTGAATGCCGTGCCGCAGGTGCAGGGCGGAGTGCAGCGCCGCGGCGGATTCCGCCAGATCGCGCGAACAAAAACGACGGGCGTGACACGCCTGATCCCGTTCGTGTTCAGCAAGTCGCAGGCTTATGAGATCGAGTTTGGCGATTCGTACGCACGCTTTTACACGGCCGCCGGTCGGATCGAGACGGGTGGCACGCCCATAGAAATCCCGACGCCATGGACGGCGGACAAGCTTTTCTCGGTGGAATACACCCAGGGCAGCGACACGATGTTTGTGGCGCATCCGTCCTCGCCGATCAAGCGGATTGTTCGCATGAGTCAGGCCGCATGGTCGATCGGTGATGCGCCATTCGACCCCGCGCCAATCGACGAAATAGGGAAGCGGCAGAATAGCCCGCTGACCTTGTCCGGCACGACGGTGGGGGCGACGATATCCGTCTTTTCGGCGGGCGGTGGATTTCTATCGAGCGACGTCGGGCGGAATATTGTGGCCGGCCCCGGCATTGCGCAGATTACCGGGGTTGCAAGCTCAACCAACGCGACGGCCGTGGTGACTGCAGAATTCGACAGCGCGAGCTTTGCGGCGCTTGCGTGGAAGGTTGACCAGTCGCCGCGCGTGGCGGTCACGCCATCCAATTCCGGCCCGCTCAATGGTTCGATCACGCTCACGGCTGATGGTCCAGCGACAGGTGTCAATGTGGCATCGCTCACCGGCACGTCGATGGCGATCACCACGTCGACTAACCACGGCTACTCGGTTGGCCAGACGGTCGTGCTGTCAGGATTTGAGTCTGCCGGGCTCGACGGCACGTATGTAATCGTCAGCGTGCCGTCGGCGAACGTCTTCACGTTCACGTTCAATGGCTCGCTTCTGGCTGGCGGCACGCTGGGCTTCGTCTATGCGTTCGCCGCTGGCGATGCGTTTCGCAATGAGGACGTCGGCAGCTACGTCGCGATCAATGGCGGGCTGGTGCTGATCACTGGCGTGAGCCAGTTCAACAAGGCTTTCGGGCTGATCATCAAGACGCTGACGGGCACGGTCACGGCACCTATCGATAGCTGGAGCCTGAAAACTGCGGTGTGGAATTCGGTGGATGGCTATCCGCGCGCCGTCAGCCGGTATCAGCAGCGGCTGTACGCCGCCGGCACCACCGGTTTCCCGCAGACGATCTGGGCGAGTTCGACGGGTCTTTATTACGACTTCACGCCCGGCACGGATGACGGTGACTCGTTCTCGTATGCCGCCGACTCCGACCAGGTGAGTGAAATCGAACACCTGACGTCAGCCGGCATTCTGGCCGTGCTCGCCGAGGGCGAGGAATTTGTGATCAGCGCCGGCACCGGGAACAGTGTCACGCCAACCAATATCAGTTTCCAGAGCCAGTCCGTGAACGGTAGCGCCGCGGTGCGGCCGGTGCGCGTCGGCAATGAAATCGTGTACGTGCAGCGGGCTGCGAAAAAGGTCCGCGCAATGACGTACGACTTCAATACCAATTCCTTCCGGTCGCAAAACCTGACGCGCCTCGCCGCGCACATCTCCGGATCTGGCTTCGTGGACATGGCGTTTCAGGCTGAGCCGACGCCGGTGGTGTGGATGGTTCGTGCGGATGGCGTGCTGGTGAGCATGACCTATGACC